TAGTGATATATTATAAGGAGTATTGTAAAAAATAATTTTACATAAAACTATAGAATTAACTAAATAAATTTGTAGACATGCAACCAGATAACAAGTTAAATATTGACTCTCTAACACTAGACGATGTGCTGGGGGAAGGAGTTGATACAATCGGAGACGTCCAGGACGTTGAAGAAGTAGCCCCTCAAGAAGTTGAGGAGGTAGAAGAAATTGATAACGAAGTCGAAGAATACAATCAGGAAGAATACGATCAAGAAGAACCTGAACCTGAAGTTGAAGACGATGACGTTGAAGAAAATGTTAATGAATCAAGTAGCGTAGCTTTTGAAGTAGCTAAGACCTTGGGCTTTGAGTTAGAGAATGATTACGAAGACTCAGTAGAAGGACTTACAAACTTTGTAAGAGACATTAGTCAAAACGCTGCAGAGGAACAACTCGCCGGTCTATTTGAGCAGTTCCCCGACATTCAACAACATCTAGACTATGTACTAGCGGGAGGTGATTCCCGTGAGTTCTTTCAAAGACAGGGCCAGCAAGTAGATTACAACTCTATTGAAGTTAAAGAAGCTGATGTTAGCATGCAACGAGCAGTCCTTGCGCAGTTCCTGCAGACTAAGGGTCATGATACAGAATTTATACAAGACACTATTGACACGTATGAAGATTCTGGACGACTCTTTAGCAATGCGCAAAAGGCAAAACAACATCTTGTTCAGTTCCAGCAAGAAGAGCAGCAACAGCTCATGGAACAACAACAGCAGATATATCAGCAGCAACAAGAACAACAACAACAGTTCTGGAGTGAGGTTGCTGATACAATAGAGTCAGGTAACGAATTTGCAGGGGTCCGTATCCCAGATAGAGAAAAATCAAACTTTTTTGAGTACATATCTACACCTGTAGGAGAGGGAGGAAAGACACAACGTGATCTTGACTACCAAGAAGCAGGAACAGATATCAAACTCGCTATAGATTATATGCTGTATAGTGGGTTTGACCTAAATGGTGTAATTGAAAAGAAGGCTAAGACGCAAGCTGCTAAGAATTTGAGACAAAGAATTATCTCAAACGAAGAAAAGTCCAAGTCTGCCCGAAAACAACAACGTAGCTCTAAGACGATCGATTTTGATCAATTAGATTTAGGTAGCATATTACAATAAACAACTAAAAATTAGAAAACTATGGCTTTAACTCAAGTACTTAAGACGTACTACAATGACTCGCAGATGACCGACACTAACTCGTTGGTTAATGCGCTTATGGAGAAACCAGAAGAACTCTCCCCAATTATTACTCACCTCGCAGGACGTGAGGAGAAAAAGTTCCCATTGTCCTTCTTGACTGAAGGTGTTGGTAACACTAAATCTATTGACCGCTTTGAATACGAGTACCGCGTGAAGACTCACGAGGTAAATGTTCGGCCTGTTGTTGCATCTGTAGGTACAGGTGCTGGAGGTTCTATGTTCAAAGTAACCTTCCCAGACAAGTGGTTCGTATTCCCTTACACTTTGGTTTCTCAATCAGGTGCATTGGCTCGAATCATGGAGCAGCCTAAGCCTGCAGCTGGGGGTTATGAGTACATCTTGAAAGTTGTATCTCCTGATGTATCTGCAATTGCTACTGCTGACCTCGCAGACGGTGCATTGTGGGGTATGCTTTTTGCTAACGTAGGAGTTGACTTCTCTCGTGGTAATGCTTCTAACTGGAGTGCACCCGGGTTGGTTCGATCTAAGATTGGTACCGTACGTAAGTCTTACCACTTCTCTGGTAATGCTAAGGACTACGTTGCTGAGTTTAATCTCCCAACTAAAGAGGGTTCTACTACTAAGTTGTGGATGGACTACGAAGAGTACCGTCACATGCTCAAGTTTAAGGAAGAGTGTGAGATGTACTACTGGTACGGTCAGAAGACTTACGACGCTGACGGCTCAAACAGAATGTTGGACGAGAACGGTCAGCCAGTTATTTCTGGTCCTGGTTTGTTCGAGCAAATTATCAACAAAGACACTTACTCTTCTTTGACTCAAAAGAAGATTGAGGACGTTATTGGTGACTTGTTCTACGGCATGACTGACGCTACTGATAAGCAGGTTACTTTGTACACTGGTATTGGTGGAGCACGTGAGTTTGATAAGGCAATGAAAAATTACTACGGCGATACCTCTTATCTCCAAACTACTGAATCTAAGTTCATCACTGGAACTGGACGTAGCTTGGGTATTACCGGTTACTTCAATTCTTATGACCACGTTGATGGCCACAGAGTGAACGTAGTAAAAGTTCCATTATTTGACCATGGCCCAGTTGCTCAAGCTTCTACTAAGCACCCAGATACTGGATTGCCATTGGAATCTTACAGAATGACCTTCGTTGATCAGTCATCTTATGACGGAGAAAACAACCTCCAAATGATTAATAAGAAGGGTCGTGAAATGTTGCGTTGGGCTGTTGCTGGTTCAGTTGTCCCTAAGGGATTTGCTGAGTCTGACACTCGCGCAAGTGATATAGACGGTGCGTCTGTACACATGTTGAAAACAGCAGGTATCTTGCTTCGCCGCTTTGATACTTCGCTTGATCTGCAGTGTGTGGCATCGTAATTTGTGTTTGGTTTGCATAGGGGGGACTGCCAACGGGTTGGTCCCCCCACTTACCAATAAACCCATTAAGTTATTCTTCTTAACAAAAGAACAGCTTAGTTATTCTTTCTAAACTTAAAAGAACAATCAAACCATGCGAAAAATATACATACGCAGAAAAGAAGTCCTGAATCACTTACCCAAAGAAGTACGTGCAGGCGCAAAAATTAGTATTGGGAGTATCTACGTCGGAAGACAACCTCTACGAGGTGTAGAAGGAGAAGAAGCTCATAAGCTTTTATCCGGTATACTAGACGTCCCTCCCGGACATGCAGACTGGCCAAAACAAGAAAAAGACTTTTGGGCTAGTATGACTGTAAAGATTCCATTTGAAGGAGTGGAGCTTGATATCAGTACTGACGAAGATGGTAATCCTAATAACGTGATGGATTACATTATTTATAAGTGGTGCATGAAGCATAGACAAGTAGCTGAGTCTGAAGCTCAAATGAAATCAGACGCAACAAAAAAATTCTATGTCTATGACCCACAAAAAGATTTACTCAAACTCAATGTTGAAGTAAAGCTTAGAAAAGAAGCAGATAAGGAGTTTATCAAAATAAGCTCTGATCCTGATAAGATGCGTAGATTGCTTCGTGTATTGTCCAAAGGATCTCGACCAGAGAAACTTACTGATATGGAAGTTGAGAACCAATTGTACAACCTTAAAAACGAAAAGGCTGGCCAGTTCCTAAAACTTAGTACAGACAAACACCTTGATGTACGCGCTGAGCTTGAACAAATGCTTGAACTCGGTGTGCTTCGAGCCATTGGTAATCAAATTATCTACGGAGATGAAACTATCGGGGAAAACATTACCGATACTATTGTATATTTCAACAACAAAAAGAACTCGGGGCAAGTAAACGCCATGCGAGCACAACTTAAAGAACTTAAATGACAATAGAAGAGATGCATATTGCTGTCAACCTGGGGGTGCAAAAGATTGCATCTTTCCAGGTTGACAATCTCTTACCACAAGAGATTGATCACGAGCTTAATAATTCAATGAATCGATTTATTAAGCAGCGCTATAGCCCTATGGGCAATAAATACCGAAGAGGATTTGAACAATCTCAAAAAAGAATTGATGATCTGCGAGCTCTAGTAGTAGACAGCAGAACTAAATGTTTCTATGTTGGGGAATCTCTTACTGGCTATAAAATTGATAGAGCACCACTTCCTATGGACTATATGTTCTTAGTTAATGCTGTTGCTGATAACTATCAGGCTTGTAACAATGTTATTCAGTGGAAATTTGATGAAGATCAAACTTTTAAATACAAGCAGTGGGATATTAGAATGACTCCCCCTCCCGGAGCTGAAGGATATAAGCTTGGGGAGCTAAAGTTTGAGGATGCAGTTTTAATTGCATCTGTAGAGTCAGATGGTACAATCATTGGAGAGGGCCTAACAAGAAGGCACCTTGCAAATTGGTACAACTTTATACAAGATCCTGGAACACCTCCCGCACAAGAAAGTGATGCTAATGGTGTGGTGTCTGGGTTTGATTCTGACTTTTTAGAACAAGTAGTTGTAGTAGACTCTGATCCTTATTGGAGAAAAAATGTAACAACTAATGGTGCGGGGCTTGGTTTACAAGATGATGAAAATACGGCACAAGAATCATTTGACCTGTTTATGCTTCAAGGGTCAGAGAGAACCCCAACTATGCACTCTAACTTAGTAAAAATACTAATTAGGAGTGCTGCAATCCAGGCTGCAACTACCGAATATACTCCCCCAATGACCGCCGTCTGGTACAATCCTACAGACCAAACATCTGTAGAACAAACTATTCCATGTGGAACACCTTCTCAACTAGAATCTATAACTGGAGCAGGAAAAACCAACAGGTCAATAAAATTTAGAGCATATGATAAAGATGCTACTGTCCCAGGAGTAAGAAGTAGAGACCGAATGTGGTTTGCACAACACGACGACTTGTATGCAATGTTCTCTGATCCATTCAATACGACGTCTTACGACAAGATTAAATACACGATACAAGAAAACTTTATTGACGTACATAGTGACGAAACTTTTTTCACTACATTTGTTGATGTTAAATATATTAGGCACCCTAAGTTTATGAACAAAGGTTTAGGCATAGGGTGTGAGTTGCCAGAACACACTCATCAAGAGATCGTGGAGTTGGCAATACAAAGCATACTAGAGGCCATTTCGGACCCGAGGTATAACTCACAATCTAGGGAAGTCCTAGAGAGTGAATAAATATGACGTTTAATCCCAAAAAAAATAAATTAAGATGGGAACTAATCTTTCACAGGTATTCGTTTCAGACGCATTAACAGCTCTGAGCGGTGCTACTTTTAATACTTCCGGCGATGCTGCCGATGATGTAGGTATATGGAAATTGGATGCAACTGCAGGTTACTTGGATACAGCATTGTTTCAAGCAAGCTTTGACACTGAAGCAGAAGTCGGTGCTGATGACTCTGCAGCTTTGACTACAGTTAACAACCCTCTGTGGTTGGTAAATGATATTCAACTCGTGCAGAGAGCTGCTCCTCATTTCATCGCATCTCCATTGATCAACACTCGCAATATCAAGAGCATTAAGTACCAAAACCACACTGCATCTACGATGCATGCTGGCACCGTTACTTTTGCTGGTGATGATGATAACGATGACTGCAATGTAAAAATCATTGTACGTTCAATCCCAACTGACTACTTGAACTTCGGTAATGAGAACACTGCAATTGCAGACTTCTCTAACGAAGGCTACCGCTTTCCAATAAGTGTTAGCCGAGCAGGACAGTTGTTGAACATTGGTGCAAAAGGAGCATCTGCAACCGCCGCAGGTGATAGCTTAGTAGCTAACATTGAAGGTAACGCTACATTAAACGCTATGTTGAATGTTTCTAACTCTAGTGGAGTAGTAACATTGACTGCACGTCACCCAGGCTTTATCTTCGACTTGTACGCATACAACAACACTGACTCTACTGAGCCCGTTGTATCTAACGGCAGTGCAAAGTTTGATGCAGGTGTTGGTAATGACTGGCAGGTAGTTGGTGATGAAATGCGTTGCAGAAGCCGTTACGGTAACTTCAACAGAATGTACTTCCCACAAAATCAGACTACGTATGGACAGAATGGTTCTGCGTATGATAAGATTGTTGTTGAGTACGCACACAACTGGCCATCATCTACAGGTATTGCACCTGCTGGTGATTTGAATCAGGCTGTGATCTACGCCACAGATGCCGGATCTGATCCAAGCACTTCAGCTAGTGAGTTCGCAACCTTGTTCGGATTCACAGCTGGAACCGACATCGAGTACCGTTGGTAATAAGACTGTTTAATAGAATAGGGACAGGAATTGGCCTGTCCCTATTTTTTAATTTTTAATCACATGGCATCAGCAGAAGACGTACGGATCTTAAACGTATCCACAAATTGTAAAACTGTAACCGGGAGAATAGAGAACGGACACATTGATATGTTTGGGAGTGCTATTTCAAATGTCGGTGCTATTCTTAAGGTATATGTGTACGATCAGAGCAATACAGTTCAGATATACTTATCAGGATCTGACCTAGACACTACAACAGAGGCTGGAGTTCTAACATTTACCGCAACATCAACTACTCAGTTTACAGGAGTTATCTCAGTAGAGCTACATGATGCTACTACTCTCAACCTTGATATAGATGGTGACGGAGTAAACAATGAGAATGCTTCAGATACCACACTGATGGAAACAGTGTACACAGTAGCTCCTTGTAAAATAAACTGCTGCATTGCTAAGCTTGTTGATGCAGCAATAGAATGTCACTGCAAGTGTGACAAGTGTAAAGAAGACTTGCTACGAGCAGAAAAAGTACTTCTAATGTTGCAAGGCGCAACTTTTGCTGCAGAACAGGAAAGTAACTACGATCATGCAGTAAACATGTATAACAAAGCAAATACTCTATGTACTGAGGTTTGCGCATGTGGATGCTAATGTCTGTAAAAAGTTACACCAACAACCAAGAAATTGTCGACAAGATTAAGGCACTAAGAACGTGCATAACTCGTCGTCACCACGCCTTCTATAAGAAAATACATGGAGGGCTAGAATGTTCTACTATTGAGAACGTAAAACTAACCCTTATTGCATACCTCCTGATAGACTATCAAAAGAATGGGGAGGATGACAATGCAAAGGACTGCCTGCAGGCCACAAACTCTGATAGAAAAGGTTGGAAAATACTTAACGTATTCCTAGACTTTGTATCAAGAGAATGCAGAGACTGCTTTCCAACAGAAACTGATTATCTTTTGGGAGATGACGGAACAGTCGCCTCATCCCCATCTCCTAACTTTATTACCACATCTTCAGGAGACCAGCTTACTGATCAAGGTGGAAATCCCATTATAACAACATAAAAAAATGGCTAACGTAACCCTAGACGATTTATCAGCTACACTGCTTGCAGACGTAACTAGTGCGCACTATCTGCTTATAGATAATGCTACCACTACAACTAAAGTGTCTGCATTGTCAGGTCTGATACAATCTATTTCAACATTAGGATCAGCCGGTGCTTCTGTGGTTAAAAGCCACACCCTTGGAGTGCTCTATCAAAGAGACATTGTGGGTAGCACTGGCATTACTGTGGCGCAGAACACAAACGATCTTACTCTGTCTGTAACTCAAGCGGACATTAATATTAATAACCTTGCTGGAATATCAAGCTTTGATCTGAGCGGGGCGGACAATACGTCTTCCCTGTTTCTTACAAGCGTAAACCTAGCATCTAATGTTACAGGCACTCTCCCAATTGCAAATGGGGGAACCGGACTAACAAGTCTTACAGCTAACTCAGTATTGATTGGGGGAGCTAGCATCACAAGTGCGGTTCTTGATGCAGACAAAGAGATACTTGTAGGAACCTCTAGTGGTCCTGAGATGAAAACTTTGACTGCGGGCTCTAGTATTGCCATTACACAGAATAACTCTGCAAACACTCTCACAATAGGATTTACAAAAGGTAATTTTGTAGAAGCAAATGATAACGTAACTCTCGGAGACACGACAGTGGGAGCGCTGACTGTTGGATCTATTACTCCCACTAATAGAGGTTCCGTTACGCAAGCAACGTCTATGGCAACTGCTGTAACAGTAAATGCCCCAGCAGGAATTATTCAACTATTCACAGGAACAATTACAGCAGACACTAATACACAATTTACCGTTAATAATACTAGTGTCTCAGCGTCGTCTACTGTACTTTTGAGCAAAGAGTTTCAAAGCAGCACTGCTGCAGATAACGGAGTGCACGTAAGCGTTGCTTCTGTATCTGACGATAGCTTTATAGTAAATATTACTCACACAGGAAACGCACTTGCTGGATCAGTTGCAAGAAAAATTCATTTCCTAATAATAGGATAATAATAACCAATCAAACCATACACAATGTTTAATCAAGTAAAAATGAAGGTGGCAGATGCTATCGAATTGTACAAAGGACTGGAAGCAGTCAAAAAACACAAAGGCGCAAGATTTGCAGTAATTGTAGCCAAGAATGTAAAAGAACTAGAACAGGTTCTAAGTAAGTACGAGGAGACCGCAAAACCATCAGAAGAGTTCATTAGAGTCTCTGGAGAAGCACACAGACTTGCAGAAGCAGAAGATGAAGAAGGAATAAAAAAACTAGAAGAAGAGCATGCAGATTTAATTGAGGAGCGTAAGACACAGCTTGCACAACTCGAAGCAACAATGCAAAACGAGATCAACGTTGATCTGCACTCTATCAAAGAAACTCAACTCCCTGAAGATGTAACCCCAGAACAAATTGTTCCAATACTACCGATACTAGTATGAGATCTAAACAGGACATAAGAAAGTTTTTGCTTGACAAGCCCGGGTACCTTAAAAAAGGTGCCTGGGTTTTAGCACGTAAACTGGAGTGCTCTGTAACAGATTGTCAGGAAGTATTGAAAGAGTTAAGGAACACAAATACATCAGAGAATAGACTTGATAGAGAAGACCTAGTTAAGACTTCTAGTCTGCAGAAATTCCTAAGTACCCACGGAATTAGTGAAGCATCTGTATCAAGTGTGAAGTTTTGGCAAACAGCTACCGGAGATTTACGATACTCGATAGTTACTAGCGATGCTCCTAACATAGAGGACATCAAACAAGAGGTAGAAGATTTTGCAGCAGAGTATGCTCCGATATATCCAGATCAGGAATATCCAGAGCATGAAGATCCTATTGCATATGAGATATCTCTCCCGGACATACACTACGGCAAATTGGTAGACATGCCACTGCCGTACGATTTTCAAGAAAAAGAATACATTACAGTTGTAGAAAATCTTGTAGCAAAAGCTGCAGGTTTAGAGATCGAAAGATTCATTCTCCCCATTGGGAATGACGGGTTAAACTCAGAGGGAATGAGAATGACTACAACTAAAGGTACCCCACAACAGGACTATATGGACTGGAGAAAAAGCTTTAGGGGATACTGGAAGCTAATAGTTTACACCATTGACTATTTAAAGCAGATAGCACCCGTGGATGTTATAGTTGTCTCAGGCAACCACGATTACGAACGTATGTACTACGTAGGAGATGTTATTGCAGGATGGTTCCGCAATGACATCAATGTAAACGTGGACAACAGTGATGACCCTAGAAAGTATTACCAATACGGAACAAACATGTTAATGTTTACTCACGGTGATAAAGAAAAGGCCCAAAACATTCCTTTGATAATGGCAACAGAACAACCAGAAATGTTCGCAGCTACATCTCACAGAGAGGCGCACTGCGGACACTTTCATAAAGAGCAAGTCAATGAGTATCGAGGAATCAAAGTCCGTTTCGTTCCTTCTATTTGCCCTAACGATTCATGGCACAAGCAAATGGGATATGAATCCAAGCGAACAGGACAGGCTTATATATGGAGTAAAGAGAGGGGAATGGAGGGATATAATCAGTACAATGTTTGATGACTTATCATACAACAATGACGAGTCTGATGACACTCTAGACATCAACGAGGAAATTGAAATCCTCGGGGAGGCCTATGAAAATGCATATAAAATACTAACGGGAAAAGTTCAGGTAGAAGAGTTCTTACTAGAAAAAACAGATTCAGGTGATATAGTCTTCCTCCCATTTGATCCGAAAGAACCAGAGACAATAGAATTAATTATAGAAGACGTAATAGCATATTTTGAAGAAGGTGAAGAGTATGAAAAGTGCTCAGAGCTATTAGTAATAAAGAATAAGTTCGATGACACTGAATGAAATTGCATATAACCTGCTAAACTTAATGCGAGCGGGACGTACTCACAACGATGAGAACATCTCAATAGCACAGATCAAGTTTAATATTAAGCATTACCGTGCGATGTTTATTCGTAGGGACTTTATGCGTAATGGACTTATCACAAGACACCTAGAACAAGACCTAGGGTGCCTCGAGCTTGAAAAAGTAGATGCAAGCATGTGCAGGGATTGTGGCTTTATTGTAGATTGTCCGGTTTGGAAAACAAAAAAGAAAATACCTCGTACTGTGCGATTTAATTTCAGAGATGCAATTACACACGTAGGAGATATTACTGGTCTTGGGCGTATTCCTCTCATAGAGCCGTACGAAGTACAATGGCTTCCTTATGATAAATACACAGCCAATAGACCAAAAGCGTACATGATAGAGGACTACCTCTACGTGTACAACCCTAATGCTATGGAACTAGTAAATGTTCGTGGCGTATTTGAGGATCCGGAAGAACTCGCAGGACTTAAGAGTTGCGATCCAGTATGTTACGATGCAGACTCCCCATTCCCAATTCCAGCAGATATGGTTGGTCAAATATCTGCAGGTCTAATAAATGGGGAACTTAAATTATTAGTTACTACCTTAGTAGACGACGAAAACGACAGGCAACAAGACAAGCAATAAGATGGCTAAATCGGCAGCATGGACACGCAAAGAAGGTCAGAGCGCAAGCGGAGGCCTTAACAGACGTGGGATAGCATCTTACAGAAGAGCTAACCCCGGAAGTAAACTGTCTGCGGCTGTAACCGAAAAGAATCCCACTGGAAGAAATAAAGCCAGAAGAAAGTCCTTTTGTTCCCGTATGTGTGGTATGAAAAAAAGCAGAACCAGCTCAAAAACAGCAAATGACCCTAACTCTAGAATAAATAAGGCACTACGAAAGTGGAGGTGCCGTTGTAACTAACAACCTCGATAATGGACTTAATGGAAAACATATCACATTTTGAGTTTCTGCTAGTAGCAGGCTCTTTAGTTGGTGTTTGGATAAAACACCAAAGCGACTACGCAACACTAAAAAGCAGAGTAAAAGCTATGGAGCTTAAAAATGATGAAATAACTGCAATGTTGAAGAAACTGGCTGAAGATGTTGCTGAGATTAAACTTCTACTAGCCAGAAAACAAATTGACAACTAATACTATTATGGCAAATAAAAAAAGAATGTACAAGAAGGGGAGTTTCCCCGGCATGGAACCA